GATGCTCGGCATCGGCCGCCGCCAGACCGCCAAGCAGATCGCGGAGGCGACCGGGCGCACGGAGACAAGCGTCAACGCGCAGCTCTGGACGTGGGACATCGGCGTAGACAAAGGCGCAAACAAGCATGGCCGCAGGCCGGACCTGGCATCGCTCGGCCCCTATCTCGACGCCCTCGATTTCGATCTTGCCCTGGTGGAGAAGCTCGACCCCGACGCCCCCCGCACCTGGCCGCGCCTGGACGACCCGCCCGCCGAGGTGAAGCGGGTAAGAACGTCCGGCGGGAAGATCTGGACGCGCATTGACGACCACTACTGGTCGACGACGGGCTGGGAGTCTGGGGTGTCCTGGTCGCAGTTGCTGTGCTGGGGTCCTGTCGCCGAAGTCAAGGGGAGCGGCACGTGAGCGAGAAGCTGTTCGGCGAGAGCCCCTGGAAGTCCATCCTCCTTCCCGAACCTGTGCCGGTGGAGGCGGGAAAACACTACGAGATCGGCATCGGCGCCGAGGGCGTCCCATACGTGAAAGAGATCCCGTCTGGCGGTCTTACGTTCGAGCGGGCGGCCACGATCACCGCCGTCCACATCTACTCTGTAGGCACCATGGCGGCGTAGCTCAACTGGCAGAGCCCCCACCCCCAAAAGGGGAGATGCAGGTTCGAATCCTGCCGCCGCCTCGACCCCGGGCGCCCTGGCTTCCATGCCCCCGGTGGTATATCCACTCCCCGCCGACCAGGCCGCAGAGCGCGGCCTTCCCAGACTCACGGGCATCTGGGTTCAAGCCGAATGCGGTTCTTGGTTCGGCGGGGCGATAAGGCGAAGTAGCTCAATCGGATAGAGCAGGCCCTTCGGAGGCATCTGGCCGTTCGGCCGGGTGAACAAGTGCCGCCAAGATGTGGGTTCGAATCCCGCCTTCGCCACACATGGTGTATACTCAACGCTGACAGGTACATCAACGGAGGAGGGCACATGCAGTACGCAGACCCGGATCTTGACTGGACCGAGTGGCTGGCAAACAACGAAGACCGGGACGAGGCGACCAAGCTCGCCGCCCTGCGCGAATACATCGTCGCGGTCGCCCGCAAGTGGGTGCGTGACTGCACCTACGACGAGGTGTGGGCGAACAAGAAGTTCGGCAAGCTCGGCATCACCGAGCGGTTCGACATCAGCCAGCAGTACGTTCTCCAGGTCGCCATCACCGCCGACCTGACAACGTCGGTCTACGCCGCCAGCCGCACCGAGGCCCTGGAGAAGTTCAACGCCCGGATCGCGCACGCAGGCGGCAACATCACCAACATCGCCGCCGCCGGTGACCCCGTGTTCTCCTCCGGCCCGGAAGACCCCGATCCCTTGGGCGACCCGGACGCACCGCAGACCGTGGGAGCCACTCTCGCCCTGCTGCGCGAGATCATCCTGCTCGGCCACATCGCCGGTCCGCGTATCTGCGAAGCCCAGGCCAACCAGGTGCTCGCCTCGTTCGGCCTGGCCCCGATCCCGGAGCGCAGGACGTTCAAGGTTTCGCGGCCGGTGGACGCTGTGATGACCACGACCGTCGAGGCGTACGACGAGGAGAGCGCTACTCGCATCGCGGGCTGGCGCTGGGAAAGCAACCGCTCCGGCTACAACCTGGCTACCGCCGAGGCCAAGGACGCTCCGAGCGTGGCGGCCGTCTGACCTCCCGGTGTCAACTCCCGGCGCATGCCCCCGCCGGGAGTTATAGCCCCTTGCGCAGCTCGCGCAAGGGGCTGTATGCTGTGAGTAGACAGATCGAAGGAGGACACCATGGCCATCCAGGACTCGCCCGCCGTACAAGCCCTGCTCGACCAGCAGGCGACTGCGCTGATCGACGACATCAACGCCCAGGTCAAATACCTCGCCCCCCGCGACTTCGTCCGCTGGCTCTCGACCCGCATGTACGAGGACGCCCGCAAGGTCGCCAACCTGTCCCGCAAAGAGCAGGAGTCGCAGCGATGATCACCATCCTCGGCGTGGCCTACCTCGTCGGCAAAATCCGAAACCGCTAAAGGAGCTGATCCGATGCTCGACCTGCTGAAGAAGATCCGCAATCCGTTCCGCCGCCCCCTACGCATCGAGCTGCTGATCGGCGACATCACCACCGAGAAGGTGGACGTGATCGTTAACGCCGCGAAGTCGTCCCTCCTCGGAGGGGGCGGCGTAGACGGTGCGATTCACCGCGCAGGCGGCCCGACCATCCTGGCCGAATGCGCGGCCATCCGCGAAGACCAGTACCGGGGCGGTCTGCCCGAGGGTCAGGCAGTCGCCACCACCGCGGGCCGCCTCGCCGCCGACTGGGTCATTCACACCGTCGGCCCCCGCTACACGAGGATCGGCGACCGGTCGCCGATCCTGCGCGACTGCTACATCAACTGCCTGGCCCTCGCTGACGCTCTCGGGGCGAAGTCCGTCGCCTTCCCGCTGATCTCCGCCGGGGTGTACGGCTGGCCTAAGCACGATGCCTACCTTCAGGCCATGATCGCCCTGAGGTCGGTTCCCACCAAGGTCAAGGAGGTGCGCATCGTGCTCTTCGACGAAGCCACCTATCTGGAGGCGACCGGGGGGCGGACTGTTCGGGAGCGCTGACGCCCCACCCCGAAGAGTCGGGCTGACCACCTACGATGGTGGTCATGCCCGGCTTTTCTTTCGTGTACGCCATCTACCTGCTGGCCTTCGCCCGCCTCATCGTCCTGATCACCATGGACATGATCACTGCCCGCCCCCGCGACGCCGTCGTAACCGCGCTCAAGGAACGCGGGCACGACATGCTCGCGTACCTGCTGCTCTGCCCCTGGTGCGTGTCCGTCTGGCTGGCCATCCCCGCCGCCCCGATCATCTACGCTTACGGCGATTCGCCGTGGCTGTTCGTGCCTGCCCTCGCGCTGGCCCTCTCCGCTGCGGCCGGTGTGCTCGCACGCGTGAAGGGGTGACTTGGTGGGTCTGCTGACCAGGAAGAAGGTCGTACCCGCCGGGGGCGTCGACGGCCCCGGCACACGACCTGTCAACGCCCTCGTCGGCGCCGCCGTCCCGATCAACCTCGGAGACGCTGCCTCGTGGCAGATGTTCAAGCTCGGCGACCACCGCTGGCAGTGGGAGGCGTGGCGCCACTACGACATCTGCGGCGAGATGCGTTTCGTCGTCAACTGGGTCGGCCAGGCCATCTCCCGTTGCCGCCTCTACGCAGCCGAGGTCACCGACGATGGGGTAGTCGGTGACGAGACCGAAGACGTCAAGGTGAAGACCATCGCGGAGACGATGTTCGGTACCGCCGCGAGCAAGGCGCAGGCGCAGCGCCTCATGGGTATCAACATGATGGTGGCCGGAGACGTTTTCATTGTCGCTGAGGGCTACCAGAACGCCGACCAGGACAAATGGTATGTCTGCTCGTCGAGTGAGGTGTACCGGCGCGGCGACGACATCATGGTGCGCCGCTCCATCACCCACGGCGGCGGGCAGTACAAGCTGAACCCGCAGACGGACCTGCTGATCCGCGCCTGGAACCCGCACCCGCGCCGCTACGACGCCGCCGACTCCACCGTCCGCGCGATCCTGCCCGTGCTCCGCGAGCTGGAGCAGTGCACCAAGCGCGTGTTCGCCGAGCTGGATTCGCGTCTGGCCGGGGCAGGCATCCTGCTGCTGCCGGACAACATCGACTTCCCGCGCATGTCGAGCGAGAACCCAGGCGACCCGCAGCCGTCCGGCGTGGACGGCTTCATACAGCTTTTGCAGCGCACGATGGCCACCTCGTTGCAGCAACGGGACTCTGCCGCCGCGCTGGTGCCGATCGTCCTTCAGGTCGCAACCGAGGCCCTCGACAAGATCAAGCACTTGACGTTCGACTCCACCATCTCGGAGCACATCTCGGAGATGCGTAAGGACGCGATCAACCGGATGGCAATGTCTCTGGACATTCCGCCGGAGGTTTTGACCGGCATGGGCGGGTCCAACCATTGGTCGTCGTGGCAGATCGAGGAATCCTCGATCAAGATCCACATTGAGCCGCTGCTCATCCAGCTCGCCGACGCCCTGAACATCGGCTACTTCCAGCCCGCCCTCAAAGCCGGAGGCATCAAAGACCCAGAGAAATACACCCTCTGGTTCGATGTCGGCCCCCTCGCTGTCCGCCCCAACCGCTCCGACCAGGCCATGCAATTCGCCGAGAAGGAATACATCTCCGCGAGAGCCGCCCGCGACGCCGCCGCCTTCACCGACGACGACGCCCCGGACGACAAGGAGTTGCAATACAACCTGGTCAAGGCCCTTGTCCTCGCCCAGCCCAACTACGCGGGCGACCCCGAGGTACAGAAGATTCTCGGCCTGCCGAAGATCGGCCTCCCCGCCCCGCCCGCAGCACCGGCCACCCCTGGCGACCTGATGCCTGGCGATCCTGGATATGACGAGGCCGGGGCGGAACCCGCCGACGTCGGAGCACGCGGCCTGCCCCAGTTCCCGTCGGTCGCCGAAGCCGAGGCCGGAGGGCCGCCCGCACGGAGACGCCAGAAGCTCGGTCAGCTCGCGGCCAGCGTCGCCGACACCGACACCGACACCGACACCGACACCGCCCTGTTCTACGCCGCCGACAGCGCCGTACGTCGCGCCCTGGAGCTGGCCGGTGGCCGCCTCGTCCCCGGCCCCCAGCGGGCCAGGTACGCGGTTCCGAAGCATGAGTTGCACACACAGGTGGTGCCGACCTCCGCCCGCGTGCCGTCGCTGCTGGCCGGTGCATGGGTGCATGTGCGTGAACAGGCGCCCGCACTCGGAGTAGATCCGGATGTGCTGGAGTCGGTGCTGAACGCGTACTGCTCGGAGCTGCTGACCAGGGGCGTCGAGCATGAGCCGAAGTTCCTGGAGTCGATGCTGCGTGAGACCAAGGGGGATCTCACGCCATGATCGAAAACGAATCGGAGATGAGCTTCGAGATCCCGAACACCCGGCGCACACCCACCTGGGACGGTTCACTGTTCGGACCGGACGTCTGCCGGTGCAACGCCCACATCGATCCGCACCGGCATGTGGACGGCGGAGACGTCGAGTCGGTCTTCACCGACACCGCGTACATCTGGGCCGATGAGTAAGCACCGCGCGTATGAGGTTCCGGTCGTCCCCGGCCGGGATATACGCAGCGTCACAAATAAAGGTGCAAAAGGGGTTACTGGCGAGTACGGATGCCAGATTCACCGGGCCGACACCCCCCGAGTGCTACAGCGCGTAACAAAAGCCGCCGGGATCGGGGACGCATGGACCAGGATGAAGGCCAGCGGGCTGGCCCCGATCCTGCTCGCGCTGGCCCTCTGCTTGCTCGCCGACGCCGCCGTATACGCCGCCTACGTATGGCCGGGCTGATGACCCCCGAGCAGATGAAGACGGTGGCCGCCTTCGCTCGCGCCCTCGGCAAGCTCAAAGCGAAGCACGAACTCAGCCAGGGCGCCGAGCTGACACCGGACGAGGTGCACGGCATCATCTGGGGAATCCGGCAACTGAGGGGAGGTGCCCAGCGTGGCGCAACCGACGACGCTGCCCAGCGCTGAAGCGCAGAAGCAGATGGCCGCTGAGGTCTTCGCCCAGTACGAGCCTCCGCTGTACGAGGCGTACCTGGAGATGATGCTGGAGTGGCTGGCCGCCGTGAAAACGGCCATGTTCGCCGGAGGTGTCACCCGCCTCGGCCTCGTCCCGGACCCGTTGACGGTCTTCAGCCAGACCCCGAAGTGGCACATCCTCACCAGCCGGTACGCCGATCAGGTCGCCAGGGATGCCCTCGCCGCGCCGTACAAGGACCTGTTCGCCGACGGCACGCTGTTCGAGTCGCGGCCATTCGTGCGGAACTGGATCGCCGCACGGGAGAACCGGCTGAACGCGGTCCCCGATGAGGTCTTCGGCCTGGTCTCCCAGATCATTGACTCAGCAACAGTCAACGGCGCAAGCATTCCCGACGTCACCGCCCAGGTAGAACAACTGTTCGATGACACAGATGTCACGAAGTGGAAGAACCGCGCCCGCACCGTTGCACGAACCGAGGTCGTCGGCGCTTACAACGGCGGGCTCTACGACGCCTTCGCCATGCTCGTCGCCGCCGACCCCGAGACCACCTACGTGAAACGCTGGCTTGCCACCGAAGACCAGCGCACCCGCCCCGACCACCGTGAAGCCGACGGCCAGACCGCCCCATGGGGGCAGCCGTTCGACGTGGGCGGCTTCGCGATGCAGTACCCGCATGACCCCGGCGGGCCGCCGCAGGAGGTCATCAACTGCCGGTGCACCCTCCTGCTGGAGATCGAAAACGAACCCACGAAGATGACCAACCGCCAGTACCTCAACGCCTCCGGGACCACTCTCATGCAGGCCGCCTGCATCGACGGTGCCTTCTGCATGCAGACCCACAAGCCTGGACTGTGCAAGGGCCAGAAGCGCGGCCAGACCGAACCTGGCGCCGAAGACGCCACCAGGAAGACGCCCACCCGGGTCGCGCAGACCGCCGTGGACGGCCTCACCCAGGCCATCCAGCAGGCGCAGGCAGTTGCCGCGCAGAACGCCACCAACCCGAAACTCGCCGCGATGGCCCGCCACGCCATCGCCGGATACAAGAAGGCTCTCGCTCCGCATCAGCGAACCCTGAAAGATGCTGCGCGCAGCAACGACCAGGCGAAGAAGACCGGCGACCGGGACACCCGCGAACAGGATCGCATGGACACCACGGCCAAGAACAAGGCCGAGCGACACAGGCAGACCCTGGAGAAGGCCGCCAAGCGGATCCTCGACCGCCGCGCCGAGAAGGCGAAGCTCGCGAAGATGTCCCCCAAGCAGCGCACCGCCTATCACAAAGCGAAGGCGGCGAAGGCCAAAGCGCAGCGCGACCGGCAGGAGAACAAGACCCTGAAGGAAGCGGGCAAGGCGTAAGGAAAAGGGGGGTCGTGGCAAGAATGCTCGGCAAGTCGTACGCGGTCTGGGCTCGGATCAAGCTGCCGAACGGCGGCGCTGTCTACGGGTCACCTGTCCGGGCGCGACGAAGTCGCCGAATCAAGCGGGCGCGGGAGGCTGCGGCGTTACGGCGTACCCTCATTCAAGATCAAAAATGATGGGTATGATCGCGTCATGACGACGCTCGGGAGCATGTTCAAGGGCGGCAAGGTCGCGATCATCACCGGGCAGCCCCTCGACCTCCCGTCTCTCGCCGCTCACGTCTCTTACCTGACCGCAGCCGGGACTGCGGCGGGTCCGCTTGGTTCGGGACCGGCGATCCTGGCGAGCATCGCCGCATGGACTGAGCAGGACGACGACGCGCACGAGCCCTGCTCACTGACCGCCTGCCGCCACCCCCTGCACCCCGGCCCCTGCAAGGGCTGGAAAGGCACCCTGCACTCCGTTTCCCCCGGCACGTACAAGCAGATCGAAGAGGCGCGAGTCGAGAAAGCCAACGCTCGCCGCCTCAAGCGCATCGCCGACCTCAAGGCGCAGGGAAAGCCGATCCCCCGCCGCCTCCTCGACGAAATCAAGCCGAAGCCCGCCCCCGCCCATCCGGCGAACAACGCACAGGCCGTTCCGCTCGGGCAGGTCAACCAGAAGGCCGACCTCGCCGGAGGTCAGGCCCACCACGCCGGAGCGGCTGTCACCAAGGCGGCAGGCGTCCAGGTCAACACGCCCCCACCGCTGCCGCTCGGCCCGAAACAGAAGAAGCCGACCGTCGCTGGACGCGGCCCCGCGTTCGTCATCACCCAGCCCAAGGTCACCGACCACTACAAGCTCGACAAGGCCGAGAAGATCACCCCGCAGGAGTGGGCAGCCCTCTCCGACGTCGACAAGGCGACCATCCGCAACGAGCTGACCGCCATCAAGGCGCGCGGATTCGGGCCGCAGCAGACCAGAGCCGACGCCCTGCTGCTTAAGCTCTCCTCCCCCAACGTGCCCGGCACAGCCCCGACCGCGCCCGGCAAGGTCAGCCTCGGTCAGGCCACCAAAGCGCTGCTGCTGTCGCCCAACGCCACGCCGGAGGCGAAATACGCGCACGGCGTGGCCAATCGCACCGCGCCCCGCGCGAACCTGTCGAAGACTCAGGTCAACGCCTACGACAAGTTGACCAAGGCCGACTTCGACAGCCTCCCGCCGGACACCCAGAAGACCATTCGCAACGACCTGGCCGACGCCAAGGGAAAGTTCCTCGACCCGAAGAAGCAGCAGGCTGCGCAGGATCTCCTCGACCGTTTCGGATCAAGACACGCCGCCCCGCCCCCTGCCGCGCCGTCCGGCGCCAAGGGCTACAGCGACCCGATGAGCCAGGCGGTCAAGGCGGCCAGCGACGGCACTGTCCGCACCGATGACCTGCTCAAGCGGGTCGGGGCCCTGTCGCAGCCGTCGATCAAGAGCCTCGACGACGCCGACCGCAAGAAGATCCTCGGGCGGCTGGCGTTCGTCGCCGCCCACCCGCAGGCCACCCCGGACCAGAAGGAGCGGGCCACCGCATACGGCCGGATCATCAACAAGGGTCCGCACACCGATCCCGGCAAGCTCGACCACGAGCCGTCGCTGGGTGAGCTGCACGCCCACGAGCAGAAGAACCCGGCCAGCCACCCGGACGTCGCCGCCGCGCTGAAGGCAGCCGACCTGCCCGGCGCCCCGCGCGCCGACCGCGTCGCGGCCCTCACTGCGCTGTCGAAGGCCCAGTTCGACTCCCTGAAGCCCGACGAGCAGCGCAAGCTCACCGACGCCCTCCAGTCCCTGCACCTCGACAGGTCGGATCCGCACAACACCGTCCGGGACCCGTCCGTCGGCGACGCCCTCACCACCTACACCGGCCAGCACCCGGCCATGCATCGGCTTCAGCAGGCCGAGGCCGACTTCCGGGCCGGGAAGATCAACGGCGACGACGTGCAGAATGCGTTCCGGACCGCTCGCGTCCAGGCCCTCGGCGGCACCGACAACGCAACCGAGGTGGCCGTTGATGCCGAGGCTGCACGGATCGCCCGGGACAACCCGGCACTGCCGACGTACGCCCGCGTCAGCCTGGCCGGTGAGCCGAAGTACGGCACCACCGCGTACAGCGCCATCAGCCTCGCCGGAATGCGACACAACTGGGAACCCGCACCCCGGCTCAGCTTCGGCGACATGCAGGGCCTGTTCCGCCCCACCAAGGCGGACATGGCCGCCGTCGACCCGATCCACGCCGAAGCCGTCCGCGACCTCCAGGCCCGCATCCTCACCACCGGCCTGGCGCCGGGCAGCCCCTGGTCCACCCCCACCAAGGGCGCTGCAGTTGATGCCCTGCTCGGCACAGGCCGCTACGGTGTAATCCCTGCCGACCGGCTCGACCTCTACAGGAGCCTCCCGCTCGGCACCCGGGTTCTGGTCCAGCGCACGTTGATGGCGCGGCGGGACAGCCAGACCAGCAGCCATGCGAAAACCGAGACGTGGATTACCTTGCATGAGCTGGGGGGCACCGCACCTCTCACCGGCGCGAAGCGGGATGCCGCCCTGGCCGCCGCCAACCCGTTCGTCCCGGCCCAGGAGGCGGCGGACGCCTTCCGCAAGCTGACCCCTGACGAGTTCGACGAGTTCCCCTCGTACGCCCAGGACGCCATTCGCACGCACCTGGCCGCCTTCCAGAGGCGTATCGCCCTCGCTGGTCCGGTTCGTACCTGGACGCCTCAGGACAACGCGTTGAAGGTGTTCCCGGACGCCCTCATGGCGCACCTGGCAGGCGCGCGCACCCAGTACGCCAGCCGCCAGTCACGTAACGCCTCAGACATCGCCAACTACGGCACGGGCATCATCAACCCGCTGGACCGCGTCCGGGTTTACGAAGACGTCCCGGCCTCCCAGTTCGCGCTCATGTCCGGCGCCGACCAGAACAAGATCAATGCCGACCTGGATTTGATTTCCCACAACACGGGCCTCACCCTCCAGGTCCGGTACGGGGCGCAGTACACCAAGGATTTCGCGCTCATTCCGAGCCGCACCCCGGCGCACCTCAACCGGGACCAGATCTACGCTGTCGAGTCCGCCGACCCGGCGAACCACATGGCCGACTCCACGGCATTCATCAACTTCAACAACCTGGACAAGGCCGACTTCGACCAGCTTGATGCGACCTACCGGGACGCCATCGATGCCCGGATCGGGGGGCTGTCCGGATCCGACCAGCAGTTCCTCAACGCGAAACTCCACCCCGCCGCACCGCAGGCCGCCACACCCGCCGGAGTGACGCCGACGACCGTGCAGGCGAATGTGCCGCCGCACGTGCAGGAAGCCCTGGACACCATCTACGGCGCGCACCCGAAGTCGCACACCATGGCACACCAGTTGTCCAGCTACGGCGCGCTGCGCGGATCCGACTTCAGCCAGCTCAACTCGCAGGAACAGAACCACCTCCTGTCGGATCTGTCGTTCATCGCAACCACCGCGAAAGGGCCGTCCGCCGACAAGGCGAAGAAGCTGATCGATCGGTTCACCCCGCCCGGTACTCCCGCCGGTCAGATCTCCACCCCGCCGATCGTCCCCCCCGCCAACTCGGTCCCCGGCCAGGTCCGCTACGCCAACCCCCTCAAGGGCACCCTGGTCCAGGCCAAGGACAAGGGCGTCGGCGGCGACGGCTGGCTCACCACGCCCGGCGGGAAGCGCGTCTGGGGCAAGTACGGGGCGGCCGGTCTGCTGCTCATGCACCAGGACCCGCAGACCGGCGAGCGCCGCTATCTGATGGTGCAGCGCGGCCCCGCCATCTCCGACCCCGGCAAGTGGCAGTTCCCCGGCGGCGCCATCGACTCGAAGGAGAGCTTCCACGAGGGCGGCACCCGCGAAGTCATCGAAGAGTTGGGCTTCAAGGCCGACGCCCTCAAGGACGCCGAGGTTCACGGCGAGCACACCAACGCCATCCCCGGATCCACCTGGAAGTACGTGTCCGTCGCCGCGCAGGTTCCGCAGATGCTCAAGCCGGACCTGTCGACACACCACGCCCGCGCTGAGACGTCCGACGCGCAGTGGATGACCGAGGCGGAGATCCGTGCCCTCGACACCAGCGGCAAGCTCCTCGCTCCCCTCGCAGGCGGCAAGCTGGAACAGAACGTCCTCAGCCTGTTCCCGAAGACTCCCGCCCCGGGCACCCTCGGCCAGATCGCCCGGCCCGGCCCGGTCAGCAAGCGCCTCAAGCGGCTGACTCTCCCGTCAGGCGGCCGTCAGGCCCCGGCCCAGTTCAACGCCTGGCCGCACGCCCACAAGCAGTCGACCGGGAAGAACCTGATCGCCGACAAGGCTGCTCTCGACGCCCAGCGGCAGAAGATCAAGCAGGACCGCGGCCTGTACGACGGGAAGACCGCTGACGGCCGCCTTGCCGCGATCGGCGCGCAGCAGGGCTTCGACGACACCCCCACCGTGCTCGACAAGAAGGAAATCGACCGGCTCCTGGCCTCCGGCGACTACATCGAAGCGTGGCGGGGCGTCACCGGCGCCGGTGGCAGTTCATGGCGTTCCCGGGGCACTCACGGCGGCAAGACTGCCGCGCAGATCAACGACGAGATGCGGTCCGGTCCCGCCTATTACGGCAAGGGCATCTTTGGTAACGGCTACTACCTCGCCACCCAGAAGCGGGTCGCCGACCAGTACGCCGACGGCACGAAGGGCAGCATCGTGCGGGTCCTCATCCCGAAGGCCGCCCTCACCGAGAAGTACGACAAGGTCGAGAAGGAAGCCCACTCCCGCTCCACCCGCACGTCGAAGGCCAAGGGCAGCTACGGCGAGACGAGCACCTTCTGGGACCCGGGCCGGTTCGCCGCCGCGAAGGGCCTCGACGGCATCGAGATCGAGTCGCATCACACCTCCGGCGGCGGCGGCGCCCGGCACGTCGCCCAGCCCGGCAAGCCCGCCTTCAACTGGCTGAACCGTTCCGTCCTGATCCTCCAGAAGGAGCCCGGGTGAGTTCCGAAGCGCAGCTCTTTTACCGCCTGAGTGACGCTCTCGGGGGGTTCGACGTGACCCCCGAAGAGCGCGCTCAGGTCCTGTCCGCGTGGACTGCCGCAGGCGGACAGGACGGGGCCACCTGGGAGACCATGTCCCCTGAGGCCCGCGCGCTTGTCGCGGAGATCGAGAAACGCGATCCCCAGTCCTGGGATGACCCCGCCGACCTGCCCAGCCAGCAGGGCATTTGACGGCAGCCGTACGGTGTGAGCAGACGGAAGGAGGGCAATATGTTCCGCGACATCCAGAACGGCATCGACTCGATGGTTGAGTGGCTCGGCACTGCGTTTCCCCTGGCGCTGGTCGCATCCGTACTGGCGCTGCTCATTCTGACCGGCTGCAACGATGATCCCCGGGAGGGCGGCCCGTGCACTCCCGGCAGCGCCGCCACGGTCGTCAAGAACGGCAAGAGCATTGGCCTGACCTGTGACACCGACGGTGTTTGGAGGAAATCATGAAGAAGCTCGCACGGGCCGCTGGACTGGCGGCGGACCTGGCGCCTGGCGCGACCGCGATCCTCGCGGGTGTCGCTGTAATCGTCGGCGCCCTGACCGGCGTGCTCTGGCTGTAGATGTTCGTAAAGATCAAAAACAACGGAGGAGAAGGCATGGAGTTCGGCACCGCAGAACACGCCACCGCTATCACCCGTGGTCGCCACCCGGGCATCCGGGACGGCCTCCAGTGGCTCACCTTCGGACATCTGCCGATCGCTCTTCAGGGCTACTCGGCGCCGTTCTACGAGGCTGCGGTCACGCTGATCGATCTCATCACTACCGACTCCCCCGAGCTGACCACGGCCGTCAACGGCCTGATCGCGGCGAAGGACTCGGCAGTGCGGGCCGGGATCCGCCATGACACTGGACGGGCCGGATCCGTGCCACGCCCGCAGGCCGTCATCCAGCCGCCGGTGCTCACGGGGGAGTCGGCCGTCTGCTCGCACGGCGTGCGCCGCGACATGGCCCCGCAAGGCTTCGCGTCAGCGCATATCAGCGGCTACTGCGGAGATGTGCCGATCCATCACTACGACGGCCCCGAGGCGTAGCCGTATCCTGATCAGCAACGCGACGAAGGGGTAGCGCATGGGGACCGCCTGGCAGATGCCGATTGCCGTCATCGGGAAGCCGACCGGTGATGGCCGTCAATTCGACGCGGGCGCATTGTCGCATCGCGCCCTGCCGCTGCCGCTGCGTTATGTGGCCAGCGACTCCGGCGGGCACGCAAACGCCGTGATCGTCGGCCACATCGCCAAGATCGGAAAAGAGAAGGACGGTCTCCTCCCTGCCAAGGGCGAGTTCTACGACGACGACTCGTGGCCCGAGGACGTGCGCAACGCCGCCCTTGCCGCGAAGAAGTTCACCGAGAACAAGGTCATCGGACCGTCCGTCGACCTCGATCAGCAGGAGATGGAGCACGTCCCCGAACCCAAGGCGTACGCCGCCTGGAAGAAGGAGCAGGCGGGGAAGCTGAGGGCCGCGAAGATGGCCCACGCCGGGAAGACCGGCGGGGACTGCGGCTGCGGCGACCCCGTGATGGCCGAGGAGGCGTACGACGGCCCCCGTCTGAAGATGATCCGCTCCGGCCGTCTCGCCTCGGCGACGCTCGTGCACATCCCCGCGTTCGCCGAGCTGTCCGGGCACGCGAAGCTGGCCCCGGTCGACTCGTCCGATCCGAACGTGGACGGCACCACCTCCAGCGCGATGATCGCAGGCGCCCTGACCCAATGGGACTGGGACGCCGTCGACTGGGGTACCAAGATCGAAAATGATGGCGAGATGTCCATCAGCGAGGACGAGGACGAGGACATCCTCCCGAACCGCACCGCGACGGCTAAGCGCAACAAGCGCAAGCGCGACCCGGAGACCGTCAAGGGCTCGCAGGATACGCAGGAGATGGCTGCCGAGTCCGGTATCTGGATGACGGACGAGGAGTACGAGGAGTTCGCGAAGAAGCGGCTTCCCGTACCGTCGAAGCAGAAGGACGGCGGCGCTGAGACGCCCGGCGGAGACGGCGAACAGGGTCAGGGTGGCGGCGGACTCGGCGGCGGCACCTACGCCATCGAGCGGGCCAAGATCGAATCGCAGGACTTCGTCGACCCCGCCGGGCGCCGGTTCCCGATCACCGACTGCGCCTCCATCAGCGATGCCGTCTCTTCGTACGGCCGCGCCGACCCGAAGATCCCCTACGCCAAGTTCAAGGCGCGCGTCACCGCGATCGCCAAGCGCAAAGGCTGCGAGAGTGGCCTGCCCGACTCGTGGAAGGCCGGAGAGAAGATGGCCGCGCTCATGGCCGGGGCCGCCCCGGCAGCCCCACCGAAGGAGTGGTTCGACGACCCGAAGCTGTCCGGCCCGACGCCGTTGCACATCGGCGACGACGGCCGCGTTTACGGGCACGTCGCCGCGTGGGGCACCTGCCACGTCGGTATCGGCGACTCCTGCACGATCGCCCCCAAGTCGCAGACCAACTACGCGTACTTCCACACCGGTGAGGTGGTCACCGCCGACGGCGGCCGGGTCGCTGTCGGCCGTCTGACGTACGGCGGCGGCCACGCCCAGCCGAACCTCGGCTACCGGGCGGCGGCCGAGCATTACGACCGCACCTCCAACCTGGGCGCTCTCGTACGCGCAGGCGAGGACGAATACGGCATCTGGGTGTCGGGCACCGTGGCCCCGGACGCCGATGAGGCCGCCCTGCGAGCCATGCGGGCGGCGCCGCTGTCCGGCGACTGGCGGCGTATCGGCGGGAACCTGGAGATGGTGGCCGCCCTGCACGTCAACACGGCCGGGTTCCCGATCCCCCGCGTCCTCACGGCCGCCGCAGACGAGCCGCTCTCCCTCGTCGCAGCGGGCGTGCTCCCCCGCGTCATCGACGACAGCGAGCACCCCTTCGCAGCAGAGTTCGCTGAGCTGGACTACGCGGAGATGGGCCGGGCCATCGCCCGGGGCATGCTCGCTGAACAGCAGGCGGCCAGTGAGCTGACCGCGCGGGCGGAGGAGTGGCGGCAGCTCGTTGCGTCGGTCCCCGCCGACGATCGGGGCGCCGATTACGATGAGGCCATGGGTGATCTTCTCGTCGCCCTGGTGGAGGAGTAGGAGGGGGTCCCTGATGGGATGCAACTGCGGCGGCGGCGGATCCGGCCTCGGCAACTACGAGGTGAGAGACGCGCAGGGGAACCTGCTCAAGCGTTTCACTGCCTCGCTGGAGACTGAGGCGAAGGTGTTCGCGGCGAGGACGCCCGGCGCCACCTGGCGCAAGACGTCTTGAGACAGCACGAAGGCCCACCCCCAAGGGAAGAGGGGGTGGGCCTTCGTCGTTTCCTGTCAGGCGAGCCGGGCCACAATCAGCCGGACCGACATGACCGCGTACCTGCGGGCCAGGCGGAACCGGCCCTGCTTGACGGACCTTACGGCCGCCATCATCGGACAGTTGCACTTACTCGGCGTACTGCTCCCGCCGACATCGCTGGCACGCCGTACCCGGGCCCGGTCACGTCCGGGGCGGGGCGTCCATCCAGGTTCCGCCATCTCAGCAGTTGCCCCGCGTGCCGGGGAGGTTCCCCCACGAGTCCCATCCGGTGCCGCCTTCGAAGATCGACCTGACCGAGCCGGTCAGGAACTTCACGTCGTACGGCGGACCGGCCGGGATGTTGAACAGGGTCAGCGTGGTCGTGGCGCCCACCTCAGACACCGTCGACCAGTACGTGGGCATCGTGTTGTAGTTGTACGTGCCCGTGGTGCTGGCGGTGCCCTGGGTTCCGTTGCCCATGTCGGTGCACGGCTGGTTGAGGCTCGATGCCACCTCGCCGAACGCCTGGATCTGCGTGGCGCTACCGAAGTTGGCACCCGAGCCGTACCAGAGGTTGCCTGCGACGCTTGTCGCTGCCGGGTCGGCCGGGAAGTACCCGCACCACTTGCCGCCGTTGCTCGCCCACCAGCCGACCGCTGTGCCGGGCGTGTTGACGAACTCGATGCCCATCGCCAGCGACGTGCCGTTGATGGCGCCCATGTTGTCGCCGGGGTGATAGGTGCAGTTGTTGGCGCCGGTGTAGTTGACGAAGCCCGAGTTGTAGGCCCCGTACGGTGCGCCGTTCACCCACGCGAAGACGAAGAAATGCGGCTCGTCGTTGCCCGTGGGGGACATGGCCCGGTCGGAGACGGTGCCGACCTCGACGATGTCCCGGAGGCCGCTGGCCCGTTTGCGGATGACCGCCAGCTCGCCGACGTTGTGCGCGCCGCTGTCGCGGGCGTAGTAGTCCGTGTACGACCAGTCGATCATCTTGTTGCCGTAGACCCCGGTCGGGGCGGTCGGGGCCGTGAAGTCGTGCTTGCCGCCCGCGTAGAAGTAGCACGGCGGAGCGGCGCACGCGGTCACGGTCTGGGTGGTGACACCGCCCGCGTTCGGGACCTTGTGCGGGATCTTGCCGGTCAGCGTCTTGGCCTTGACGGTGTTGGCCTTGGTGACCGTCGGGGGCTTGGCCGGGGGCTTCAGCGAGGCCGGGTTGACCTCGATCGAGGCGGACGGCGCCGACGCCGGGGCGGCGGTCGCCGCCTGCGGCAGGAGCAGGCCCAGGGCGACGAACAGCGCCCCTCCCGCCCCTGCCAGCGTCTTACGGATGTTGATCATTGTGTTCCCTTACTCTCCCGGGGTTGACGATCCGGGAAGCTTGTCGACGTACTTGCGGCCGATCAGTACCCACTGGCCCTGGTTGTTCCGGCGAGGCGTGCCGACCTCCCAGCCGTCGGCTTGCATTTCGCGCAGGACGGGCGCCACGTGCGGCAGAACTTTCGGGTCCTCAGTCCTGGAGTCGCCGAACTCCTGACGGACGGTGCGCGTGACATGCTGGGAGTATTTGCCCCATTTTCTGATCCCCTGAAATCCGGAGACTTTACCGGCGGGCACATAGGCGCTGCGACCGCCCATCATCTCGGCCAGTTGTTCCGGCCTCAGCTCCAGTTCAAGAGTGAGGCCGGACGTCGCGCAGGTGATCGTAAGGATGGGCCAGATCTGTGTTTCACCCATGCCATGAACGAAGCTGATTTGGGCGTTGAGGTCGCCGGGCTTGTGGTCTTCTCGCATCATTCCTCCTCGGTCTGTCAGTCCTGAGCTTACAGCATTACTGCTGGTCGTAGTAGTCAGAGTCGGCGTGATCGCTCCAGCCCGCCCGCCTCGCGCGCGCCTGGTCGGCCATCCACGCGTCGACCATCTGCCGGGCGGCTACCGTGCTGAGTCCGAAGCTGCGCACGAACGAGTTGACGCGCTCGCGGGTCCAAGGGTCGGCCTGTTCCCGGCCCCGCCCGACCGTCGCGACAGCCTCCCAGTGCCTTCCCATGCCTTTCCCCCAGAGCGGTACGGGCGCGGGCCTGCGTGGCGGCTTGATGACGACCGGCTTGCCTGCCAGCAGATCGAGGGTGAGCTGGTCCGGGCCATCGAAGAACTTGCTGAGAACCGCATTGGGCAGTGCGGGATCGTTGGCCACCTGGGCGAACAGGGTCATCGACGAGCGGAGCTTGTGGTTGTCGGGGTAGGGGAACATCAGCCGACGGTGTCCGAGGACCCCGCTGGCGCATTCGAAGAGCCGCACCCGCAGTGTGGGATCGTCCAGGTATGCGGCAGCCTCGTCCCGGTCGGCGATCCCGTAGTAGCGGGACATTTCGCTGCGGGCAAGCCCGGCGAGCTGCGGGAAGATGAACCACATCCAGTGCGTCTGCTTGCGGCCTTGCGTGATTTCCCGCCGCGCCCGGGTGTAGACGCCGTTACGTCGGTGAGCGGCGTGGAAGCGTGTCAGGGTGCCCGAGTGGTCCAGGGTGCTCATGTCGCCTGCCCTCCTTGTAGTCTGTCGGCCCTAAGCATACACCCCTGCTTGCAGATAAGCGCAAGAGGCGTACCCTGATGGCAGACAGACCGAAAGGAGATCCTGATGAGCAGCTACATGGCCCGGCGACACCCGCTCGCCCTCGGCCTGCTCGTACTGGTCCTCAGCCCATACCTGCTCGCCCTCGCCCTGGTCTTCATCGTCGCCTTCACGTTCGCGGCGGCCCTCGACATGCTGGCGCACAGATGATGGAGCCAGAGCCCGCTCTCTTCTCTGCCGACCTGGACCCTGGCCGCAAACACCAGGCATGCGACCGCTGCCAGGTCAAGGTGTGTGCGTCCGACGATGCCTTGCGGGTACGCGGCTGGCAGGTTTATGACGGAACGTCCTTCACCGGCAAGCCACTCAACGTCAGGATCTGCCGCCCATGCCAAACGGAAGGGGAATGTCCAATGACCTCCGAGACCTTCACCAACTGGGACGACTACCGGGCCTGCTCGCAGGTGTGTCGCGCCCCCATGGGTAAGCCCTGTTTCTCCCTGAGTGGCCGGGTGGTCAACGGGCAGCCGGACGGTGTACGGACAGAGTTGTCCGTGCCGCACGCGGCGCGTAAGCGCCGGACCGGCCGGAAGGCTTAGGCTTAGGTGGCCGTAAGGATGATGAGGGAGCAGGGATGGATGTTGATCTGGGCGATGTCGTCGCGTCGTTCAATATCCGAATCAAGGGCAGGCGGCGTTTTCGGCTGATCTGGGCGATTGGCCTGATAACCGACACTACCCCGGCCGATCGAATCGTCAAGCCTCCACCGTACGCATCGAGCACTGGAAGACGGGACGTGACCATGGATCTGATGGCAGACAAGCAGGTGGCCCTCAGCGTCGGCTTCACCGACGAGGTAGGCAATCCGGTGCCAACCCCGGCCGACGCCGTCACGGCGTTCACTGTGGACGACCCGACCGTGATCAACCTGACCGACAACGGAGACGGCACCGCCTCGGCCGCCGCAGTAGGCGTCCTGGGCACCGCGACCGTGCACGTCACCTCAACGCTGGACGGGGCCGAGGTGAGCGGAGACCTGGCAATCGTGGTCGTCGCGGGCCTGGCCGAGCGCGTGACCATCGTCGCGGGCGACGTCACCGAGGTCACCCCCGACGTCTGAGCCGAAGGGAAACGGCCCGCACCTGAACCAGGTGCGGGCCGTTCCTGTGTTTCCCCTGGGCTCAGACGGTAGCAGTGCGAGTCAGGCTCGCGCTCATCAGAACTTCGCTTGGCACAGTCTTCGGCTTGACGGCCTTGCCCCGCGTGTCCAGGCCAAG